CATGGAGAGGAAGTCGCTTCCATTGCTGCCGACATAGCACGCGTCGGACGCGAAATGATCGGCAACAAAACGCCGCAGGAAATAGCGGCATGGGCTAAAAAACAAATGGATGCAGCGACATCCAAACTCACCGATGCACTCGAAAAATTAGGCACGACCGGCAAGGCGATGCCAGGTGCACTCGAACAAACCAAGACGGATATCTCCATCTTCCTCAACGATATGTTGATGCCGTCTTACGACCCCAACTCCAACACGCGGCAACAGAACCGCGAGCAAATGCCGACAGAGGCGCGCATCAAGCAACTTCAGCGCCAAGGCTGGTCTCGCAAAGCCGCTGAGAACTGGGTCAAAAACAACAGGGGAATGAAATGACCAGGGAACGCTCCTGCGAACGGCTCGCCCAGGACTTTTCCGGCGAGTCCGTAACTCAAACTCACCTCCGGGATATGGTGGACGTCAACACCATCGTCCGGCACTACCACAAAACGGGGTTTCTACCCCCTGCGCAAACCGCGCAAACGTTCGGTTTCGCTAGCGCGAAAACGTACGAAGAATCGATGCGGGATGTCGCAGAGGTCCAATCGGCCTTTGCGGAACTACCTGCGGACCAGCGTCAGGCCCACGGAAACGACCCGGGCCGCTGGATCGATTCACTTATGGCCGAAGCTACCACGCCCGACGAGATCGTCGCTCCTGAGGCCTCTGAAGCTGTCTCAGCTTCTCCCCCGGAGGGTTCTACCGAAACGTCGGAAAACCCTCCGTCTGACATTACCTAGCTTGTTCTGTAATGTCACAGGTGACAGCCCAACGCCAAAAAAACCACCAAACTGACACGAGGTACCACTATGCGTCGCAAAATGAGCCGGAAGAAGTCCCGCAAGCTGTTCAAAAAGACGGCGAATCGGACCCATCGAAAGAACGCTGCCAAGTCCGTCCCCAGAGGCGGAATCGCTCTCTGAGCAAAAGTCTGCTGCTTATAACCCCCTTCATTGGGGGTTGCTGCCTACAAGGGAATTTCCAGAAATGCCCTGTTACCAACCCCTCACAGCCTACCGAGCTCCCTACGGGGAGATCGTCTTCGACCACTCCAAATCCTTCCGAATCAAAATCGAGTTGCCTTGCGGCCGCTGCATCGGCTGCCGACTCGAAAAAGCAAAAGAATGGGCCCTCCGCTGCTACCACGAAGCCCAAATGCACGCCGAGAACTCGTTCCTCACGCTGACCTACGCTCCTGAGCATTTGCCAGGGAATCACAATCTAGACCACCGCGACTTTCAGGCCTTCATGAAAAGGCTTCGCGAACACACCGGTAAAAAAATTCGCTACTACATGTGCGGGGAATACGGGAACAAACCCAACTACAGGCCCCACTACCATGCGCTCCTATTCGGGCACGAATTCGACGACAAGAAACTCGTCAACGTACGCGGCCAGAACCGCGTTTATACCTCGGAGAAACTCGACAGTCTTTGGAAAAAAGGCTCCTGCGAGATCGGGTCTGTCACCTTCAAATCAGCGGGCTACGTGGCCCGCTATATCGTAAAAAAATGCTCTGATGATCCCGAAGAACTCTACAACCGGTATGCGATCGTCGATCCTGAAACCGGCGAGATGACCTCTCGCAAACTTGAATACACCAAAATGTCGCTCAAGCCCGGCATCGGCGAATCGTGGTTCCGCAAGTACTTCAAAGACCTGTACCCCCACGATTACGCTGTCCTTCCTGATGGGCGGAAAACGTCCGTCCCGAAGTACTACAACAAACTTCTCGAACGAGAAAACCCGAAGCTCCATTACGAACTTCGCCAGGCAAGAATTGCAAAAGCCCTGGTTAACCCCAATAACACGCCGGAACGTCTCGCAGTCCGCGAGCGCGTACGAACTAAAAAAGCCGAAAGGCTCAAGAGGGAACTGTAATGCACCATCAGCTATTTTCCGTTTACGACACCAAGGCGGAGGTCTACACTCCGCCGTTCTTTGTCCCGACACTGGGTATTGCCACTCGCGCATTCTCTGATTGCGTCAACTCCAACGAGCATCAATTCGGCAAGCATCCGCAGGATTACACCCTGTTCAAACTCGGGACCTTCGACGACAACACCGCAAAGCTCGAACTCCTGCCGTCTCCACAATCCATTGGAAATGGATTAGAGTATCTGGACAAATCCACTTCGGAGTCTCCAGATGTCACGCAGCACTCACCAATTCAGTCAGACGAAGTCGGCTGAAATCCCACGGTCATCGTTCGATCTTTCCCACGGCTACAAAACCACTCTCGACGCTGGCCAGCTCGTACCCATCTTAGTCCTCGAAGTACTGCCCGGAGATACAATAAATCTCCGGGCTTCTCTCTTTGGCCGTATGGCCACTCCGATAAAACCTTTGATGGACAACTTGTACCTCGAAAGTTTTTTCTTCTTTTCTCCTGCCCGCCAACTTTGGGAAAATTTTCAAAAGTTCATGGGCGAACAAGCCAGCCCGGGAGACTCGATCGACTACACGATTCCGCTGCTAGGCTCTGTCGACGTAGTCGCCACTGGCAAACTCGGCGATTATTTTGGTCTCCCTCTCGCGCTTAATCCTTCCGAAACTCCTGTCTCAGCTTTGCCGTTTCGAATGTACGGACAGGTTTACGACTTCTGGTTCCGCGATGAGAACCTCGTCGGCGGGGTATTGGTTCCGCGAGACGATGGTCCGGATACCGGGACCACTTCCAACTTCACGCTCAACAGTACGCCGCGTCGGCGTCGGAAGCGTCGGGACTACATAACCTCGGCGCTTCCATTTCCCCAGAAGGGTCCTGACGTTGTGGTTAGCCTGGGCGATTCCGCTCCGGTCGTTTCCGATCCGAATACCGACGGCATACCGCAATTCAACGTCGGCACCGCGTCCGGCCCTCTGCAATCTCGTCTTTCCCAGGATACGACCCACTGGTCTGCAGGCGGCTCCGGTGTAACTGACGCCGCATGGCAGGATCCCCGCCTTATCGCAGACCTCGAAAATGCAACGTCGATTTCGATCAACGATCTCCGCGAGTCGTTTCAAATTCAGAAGCTTCTCGAGCGAGACGCTCGCGGGGGTACCAGGTACCCCGAAATTCTCATGTCCCACTTCCGAGTTAGCGACCCGGGGTTGCTCATCCATCAACGCCCGGTCTTCCTCGGGGGTGGGCAATCTTCAGTCAACATCAACCCCGTTACCCAGCAGTCTCCGTCAGATATTGCCCCGGACCTCACTCCCCAGGGTAATCTCGCGGGCTACGGTACCGTCTCCGGTGGCAATCACGGATTTACCGCGTCCTTCACAGAACACGGCCTCGTCATGGGCATCGTGAATATCCGTGCTGATCTCACCTACCAGCAGGGCCTCGAACGCTACTGGTCCCGTCAGACTCGTTACGACTTCTACTGGCCGGCACTCTCCCACCTGGGAGAACAGGCCATTCTCAACAAAGAGGTTTACGTCTCCAACGATCCTCTCGTCGACGACGATGTCTTCGGCTACATCCCTCGTTACGACGAATACCGCTACAAGCAAAGCAATATCACAGGCCAATTCCGAAGCGAATACACCGCCTCGCTCGATGTCTGGCACCTGGCACAGGATTTCGCCGCGCTCCCGGTCCTCGGCAAAGACTTCATTGAAGACAATCCCCCGATGGAACGCGTGTCCGCCGTTCCTTCTGAGCCAGATTTCCTCCTAGACGTGTGGTTCAAAATTAGGGCCGCTAGGCCGCTCCCCTTGTACGCCACACCGGGACTCATCGACCACTTCTAGGAATTGTCATGGCCTTCAATCCTGCGACCACAGCAGCACTTCTCGGCATCGGCGGCGATATCATCGGCGGGCTGTTCGGCATGTCCGGACAGTCCTCCGCCAATAAGCAGAACCTGCAAATTGCCCGAGAACAAATGGCGTTCCAGGAACGCATGTCCAACACCGCGTATCAACGCTCCACACGCGACCTAGAGGCCGCCGGTCTCAACCGCATCCTCGCCCTCGGAAACGCGGCCTCCTCACCATCCGGTGCATCTGCCCGGATGGAAAACGTGAAAGCTCCGCTCGCGCGGGGCATTTCACAAGCTGCCCATTCCGCCCTGGCACTCAAGAAAGGCGTGTCCGAAATCAAAGCTATCGACGCAGCTACCCGCGGCACCAATGCGAACACCGAC